GTCCCTCACAGCTTAAATGGTTATAACATAGGTAATTGCATCTATTCTCCACAAATGAATGTGGGAGTCCGTTTCCACGAACTTTAATGACCCGATGCAATGCCAGCTAATGATGTGCTCTGCTGGCGCCTCTCACCCTGGCTAAGGGGCAGTTTTCGGTACCAACATTTACCAACGCCACGACCTGTAGGCTAAGTAAATGCCGGATGGCTAGTCTCCCACTTAGTTGGCAACCCTCCCTTGAGGCTAAGTGGTTTCCCGTGAACTTGCAGTCTTTTATTTTGTTTTTCTTTTGCTTGAGGTTAATCATTGGGTTTATGACCCGGCTCGGTACCATGATTAACCGGATTTATGATAAAATTTATTTTATTTATTTATTTTCTTTAACGTCTTGAGACGGTGTGGGTATTACGGGCACCCCCGCACACTGGGGCATAAGGTGGAGAATTCCTTCTAATGTTTTGCACAACGCATTATTCTCCCTTACCTGTTGACCTTATGTAGGTGCTGTTGTCAGCAACAATGGCCTGCCTTATTTATACACTCGCATTAAAGTGTTAACTCCTTTCTGTCACTTTTATATTACCTTGTTCCCTATCTATATATGTGTACTCTCCATCTCTGTTAACCTCGTATAAGTGAGCAATGACAAATAAATTGTGTATGTATAATGTTTTTGGTTCCACTACTGATTGATCTAAGTTTCCCATCAACACTGGTGAGTCTCCAAAATCGTAAACAAAACTATTCTGACCTGGGTAAGCAACATAATTCATCCTGTGCTGTGTAGACGCTGTCTGTAGGTATCCGTTGCCATCTATATTCGTGAACCCTAAAATGAACCATGTGATACAATACTGGAATGGTCTTGAACTTGCAGTTGTTAACTGTTTAGATGTAATATCTAACTCCAGGTTCTCTCGTTGAACATACTCATCAGTTGCATCTGCTATTAACAAGAATTGAAATAATGTGGTTGAACTGCCGTAATCATAACTGTTCATCTCTAACACAAGATCGCGTTGATTATCACTGAAATAATGTCGTGTTATTTCCCAACCTGTATCAAAACTTATTGCTACATTCATCTCTAAAATCAATTGACCTGAGGCAAAATAACGATTGATTGTGGCAGCACTAGGTGCTGCCGTCTTCAAAAATTTGGTGAAGATGGTAGAATTGTACAAAATGTTTGCGCTATACTGGATATAGCTGAGTCTATCAAGAAATCCAAAACTCCATCATGCTCTGTGAACGAATTTGAAAAAACAGGTGTGCCAAGATTTGATATTCTTTCTGCGGATGTAGCATTGTAGATTGGAGTGTTGAAGTAGAAATTGTAATCCCTACCCTGGCGAATAGGAAAACCATTCAACACGGATGAAGCAACTCGTGCTACGGTTGAAGCCGGTGACTGTTCGGTTGCATCTGTGTGTACGACAGTTACGGGTACATTGTTTGCATTTGCTGTATTTACTGGTGCTGTAGCTGGATTGTGTAAAATAATAGTAGCTGTGATAATAAGGTTTCCTGCGTGGGAGTCGTTTGTCAAGCTAGATGAATTCACACTAACGTAAAACCAGAATGGTATATCATCTTGATCAATTGATGCTAGTGGATACAGATTTGCTCGTAACGATGTACCACAAGCAATTCTTGAAGTGTGAGGTTTCCAGACGGAAGTAATGAATCCGCCATTAGTAGTTGGAAATGCTGTAACTGCTTGATCCTTTCCTCCAATAGTTGGTGTAACACCATCAAAAGATGTGCCAAAAGCTACAGTACCTGAAGTGGATGTAGATAGAACTGGTTGAAAAGAGACTGAAACACGTTTGGGGCGAAAACCGGTGTAAGTTGAAGCTAGTACGGATGCTCTAGTATTTGTCCATTTTGTGGGATTTCCTGGTAACATCCAGTCAACTGGCTGTAATTCATGGTAAGTGATAGGAAATACCTCACGTAATGTCAAGATAGCTGTACCTTGACGCTGTTGAATTCGAGCAAATGTAGAAGTAGAAGAGGAAAATGCAGCAGGTATGCGCCTGTTGCGTAGCTTGCGACGTCTTCTGTTGCCACGTCTCTTATTTCGTGTCTCTTTGACTGATGTGTCAATCATCTGTTTTAATTGCTGTTTCTGCACTTTACTAAACTTAGAAGCCATCTAAATTTATCTCCGCGCGCAAGAGATAAATTACAACTGTTTAGGCCTGGAAAGTGGTATCATGAATCTAATCGTATCTGATGAGTTAATAATATTTTCGATCTCTATCTGCTCGTTGATTGAAACTTGGAATCTTTGTTCATAAAATTTTCGCATCTCAAAAGTGATTTTCACTGGAGTGGGTGTATATGTATGTAATCGTAGAACTTCTCTGTCCCAAAAGTCAAAAGTTTTCGGTCGCACTGTGACATGCTCTGTCAATTTTAATATTTTCACACATAATGGTTGTAAGATTGGGTTACCAGGTGCACACGCTAACAATGATAGAGCTTTAGCTCGCATTAATTCACATTCATGCTTGGTTATCTTATCACTGTACCTGTTAATTATGTTTTCATCGTATTCCCATCCGAACTTCTCCAACTGACGCCAAAAATCTGGTACTGGTAATTGATTAGGACCTACACAAATACCACAGAAAGACAAGTCATTTATGTCATTTGCATAATGTACTTTCAACTGAAACCCTAGCCTCTGTATAATACTGAAATTCAACTTAAAATTTGTCCCAAAGAAACCATCATCTCCTTCAACAATGAAATCGTAACGTGTAGCTGCATTATCTGGCTTATAATGGCGACGTGACAAAGATTTCTTGACAACATAAAGAAATAGTATCATGTTGGTGAAACCATTTGCTAAGGATGTCCACATATCCCCTGACATTCGACTACCGGGACATGCAGCTTTAAACTTTAAACCTTTGGAAGTGGCCAGTGTCATCTTATTACGTGTGGTATATACGTGCTCAACAATTTCAGCAATAATGGGATTGTTGATTAGCATATACTGGAATAACTGGCGTTCGACACAATTCTGAAATCGGTCAGAAAAAGATCCTTCAAACGAAGAATAATCAGTTTCTGCTATGTAACTGAATTGTTGCCTAATTTGTGACATCCTTTCAGCGATTTCATGTGGACGTTTGCCTTTAATGAAATGTTTATTATACAATACTTCATGTTCAATCATCTTTATATATGGTGCTACTATAGATTTGAATAAGTCAGGACGAGCGTTTATGATACGTGGTTCTTTGAGTTCTGCATAAAATTCTCTCTTTATAAATGATTTACATCTGTATAAGCGACCGCGGCGATATTGTGTGTACAATTGTGCGTTGTTATTGTTATCATTGAATTCATTCAATAAGTCACGAAAACGTTGCTTCTGTTTTAAGGTATACTGTTCTGCATTATTTAACCAGAATTCATCTAATGTATCTATACTTATTGGCACGTATGGTAATGGTTTATAGTGTTGTTTCAAGAAACGCTTAGTAAATTGTGTGAGCCCAAAAGCCAATGATCTATCAAAATTTACATCATGTATTACTCTCTTCATTAAGCCTCTTATGTGATTGTTTGTACTACGATAATTACAAATTACTGGATCAGTTAGAATTCTAGGACCTATAGCGACTGCAGCTGGTTTCGTAAATGCGTTCTTATTAGGTTCGATTACAATTGGTATATTATGATCAAATGGTAATTCATATCTCTCAATTCTTATTCTGTTACGTCGTCTCACTCGATGCTCTCCGATTGGTGGATTCCTAACATAATGTGACATCTCTTCTCTGTGACTAAAATAATCCCTACGAATTCGTATGTTGTGATAATACTGTGTTCTAAAATTTCTATCAATTGGTATGTACTTCAAAAAACTCTTATCTCTTGGTGTAGGCAATGGTGGCATTACCCGTTTCAATTCATAAAATTGCAAACCTTTTAAAAATCCAGTGGAATAAGAGGAGGCTTTTCTTTGATTTTTGCAAAAATAAAATTTCGTCCATAGTTTAGCACGTAATAAGCGATAGCATACTGCAAAACGCCGTGATTAGCCTCGGGGGACTGCCCACGGTTCATGCGTGAAATTTGATGGACACACTGTGAATATGAAAGCTGAGATTCACTTGCATTCAAATCTGCGATTCGTATATAAGCCGCCATGATATTTTGAATAGGTAATTCAATTGATTGAGTTCTTGTGAAGGGACGAATAAAAGCATCAAACTTATCCTGCTCTGTACATACATATATTTTACCAGCAATAGTTAAAATTGGAACTTGGGGTTTAAACACTATTTCAACATTGTTATTTGGTGCGTGTATAATACGTTTTATCCTGGTGTAGTCACCAACGTAAAAATGTAACCCGTTGATGAGATACTCGTTTTGATTAAATGCGATTGGATTACCCTGTGCATTCTGCAAAGGGTTTATATCATTCCTAACAGCCAAAGGATTGGCTGCACACGTGTTATCATTACACGCCTGAAGTATGGAATACATATCATTATTAAGAAACACATCGTAGCATGGCTTACCGAAGAAATTAGGTGCTTGAAACCCAATATGAGCAGGGGTGGAATTAAGGTTATAATTATGATTATTCGTAATATGGAGTACAGTACGGCGATGTGGTATGTAATACTCAATGAGAGCGCGTAAAGTTCCGAATTGTCTCCGCAGTCTGTGAAAATCGGCTGCGGGATGTGATAAGCCAGTAGCAGCATAAGTATTAGGACCAATAAGCTGGTGGTGTTTGAAGAACTTACATAAGACCAACATGAACTTATAGCACCGTAAGATACTGCGACGAAGTAAATAACAACCAATGCAAAAGATAACCATATAAAAAGGCGGGACTGGGTACCCACGGCGACGAAAAAACTCCGATGGCTTCGATTGCAGATCTTCGGGTATAATGTTTTTATACTCTTTATCACTACTAGCACCAGCCCAAACACCAAAACTAAAAGTAGGTAACTTAAACATGCCATCTAACACTTGACGTACTGAATGTTTTACAGACAGATATGAATGTGTGATCTTACCACTCAACCAATTAATACTACGATTAACAACACAACGCACACCCGATATTCTCATCTGTGTCAGTCTGTGCAACGAACTAACTTGATTAACCGTAGTGTTCACAACTGAGTTATACACGCCAGTGGCTCGGCTCCTAAAACTAGCAAAATATGATGCCAAAGAACGTGCAAGCTCATTAATATAAGACAATGGTAAGTGTTGAGTGATATTGACATTGATTATGGGTGAATCAGTATTTGAAAAATGAACTAGAATCTTATCAATGTAAAGTATCATCACTGAGAAAATAACTGCCAAAGTTGATATAATTACTGCGAAACGTGAAAATGAGCCTTGTAACGAAATAGCC